TATAAAAGGCTATAAAGAATCGGGCTTTGACGTTGAGAAAGTTTACATTGACTGTGGTTGGGACTCTAATTATGACGGAATCCAATTTAAAAACATCCATAATGCTATCGAGGGTTGATTAAATGCTAGAACAACGAATACGTGATAACTCTGTATCTTTAAATAACATATTAAAAACAGTCGAGTTGCTAGATGAAAACGAACTGCCGCATCTTTATGAATTACATGACTTATATGTAGAAGCTATGAGATTAACGGGAGAATTAATGAGTGATGCACTTTACATGAAAGATACAGCATACACAGAAAGAAAACACGAACAAGCACGAATCATGTTGGAATCAACTGGAACAATCGCAGAAAAGCAAGCTAAAGCAGAACTTGCAATACGTGAACATCGTGAGAATGAGGACAAAGGAAACTACACTTATACACGTTATAAAGCTAGATATAAGAGTTTAGATCATAAACTGTTTGACATTAAAGCTAAACGTGCAGCGATGGAAAGGGAGTTACAGCAAGGAGTGGCAAAATGAGTAACGTTAAGTGGATAAAGCTTAGTACAACAATGTTTGACGATGAAAAAATAAAAATAATAGAGCAAATGCCAGACGCAGATACGATTTTGGTTATATGGATAAAGCTACTCAATCAAGCAGGAAAAACAAATTCAAGTGGATATATATTTTTAAGTGAAAATATCCCTTACACAGATGAAATGTTAGCAACTATTTTTGGCAGACCTCTATCAACAATAAGGTTAGCATTACAGACTTTTGAACAATTAGGAATGATAGGGATTGATGATAATTCTTTCATCAGTATATCGAATTGGGAAAAGCATCAAAACATCGAGGGGCTAGACAGGATAAGGGAACAAACACGTAAAAGAGTAGCGAAACATCGGGAAAGAAAACATTTAGAAGAACCTAAAAAAGACAGTAACGTTACAGTAACGTTACGTAACGCAACAGAAGAAGAACTAGAAGAAGATATAGATAAGAGTAAATACATTGTCGAGATAGTTTCCTATCTCAACGATGCGGCTGGTAAAAATTATCGACATACAACAAACAAAACTAAAGCTTTAATCAATGCAAGGGTAAATGAAGGGTTTACAGTTGATGACTTTAAAAATGTTATTGATAAAAAAGTGAAGGACTGGAAGGAAGATAGCAAAATGAATCGTTATCTTAGACCAGAAACATTATTCGGCAGCAAATTTGAGGGTTATTTGAATGAATCTGATGTCAAAAATAAAAATGATATAGATTGGGATGGCTTATAAATGACTAGAGACGATGTAAAAGAGTTATTTAAACTGATTGTATTTGTTTATCCGAACTTTGAGGTTAATAGCGAAAAATTAAACACCTGGACCAGGTTAATGAGTGACCAAAGAAAAGACAAAGTTTTTCGTAAAGCGGAAAAGTACGTAAAGACAAATCGTTTTCCTCCAACGATAGCTGACTTGTCAGAGGTTGCTAGAGAAGAGTATAACAACGACATATTCAACAAGATAGAAATGTGGGAGAAAAATGCTAAACCTAGAAGCTGAAAATAGTTACATTGGCTGTTTGTTGAAAGACGAAACATTAATAAAAGAATCAATATTACAAGCGGATAAATTTCATGATCCATTTAATAAAAATGTGTTTTCGATGATTAAGGAGTTGGACGAAAAGAAAGAAAAGATTGACCTGGTATCTATTGTTGTAGCTTCAAAAGGAAGTGTCGATAAACAAAGGTTAGCGGATATTGTAAATGGAATTGCCACAACGGAAAATTTCAAATTTTTAGAAAAAAGTATTATCGAATCGTGGAAGTTACGAGAGGTTAATAGGTTGAAGGACAAGCCAATAATGACCTTATCAGACATAACAAAGCTACAAGATGATTTATCGCAACTAGAAGTTACAAATGAAAATGAATACAACCACAAAGAAGCGATGATTAAACTCTATGAATCTATTGAATCTCAAGAAGTGGGAATGAGCGGCTACTCAACGGGTTTTAAAGATATGGATAGAATACTAGATGGTTTTCAAGAAGGAGACTTGATCATAAGTGCTGCCAGACCCTCATTAGGAAAAACAGCTAAAATGCTAGCGCACACAAGGGCGCATTGCGACAACGGTCATGTAGCTGCTATATTCTCACTTGAAATGGATAGCGAACAATTAAATAGACGTTTGTTATCAAACATTGGAAGAATAGACGGTCATAAAATGAGAAACCCAAAACAGTATTTTGATGATGATGATTGGTCGAGATTAACAATGGCAATTGGAACGATGGAAAAATACAACCTTTATATTTATGACCAATCAGGGCAAACAGTAAACGAAATTAAATCAAAGGTTTCAGCGTTAAGAAAAAAGTATCCAAACGAAAAAATACTAGTGATGATTGATTATTTACAACTTATTAGACCGGACAGGAATTATGAAAGTAAGAATATTGAAGTTGGAGAAATAACAAGAACATTAAAAGAAGTCGCAAGAGATAACCGAGTGCCTGTATACCTTTTATCACAACTATCAAGGGGAGTTACAACACGACAAGATAAACGTCCAATGATGTCAGATTTACGCGATAGTGGAAGTATAGAACAAGATGCAGACGTGATTGAATTACTGCATCGTGATGATTATTACGATGACGAAGTGAATGACAACATCATGGAGGTAATTATCGCTAAACAACGTAATGGACCGGTCGGAACGGTTGAACTTGTATACATGAAAGAGTATAACTTGTTTCTTAATATGGAGTGGCGGCAGTGAAAATTAGAGAAATGTATGAGATAGCAATTTTAAAAGAATTGTATTGGTTTCAAATATTTATCGAGTTTTTAATTTTTGAAAAAGGAGAAGAAACAAAGATTACCTTCGACAGCCACGAGTCGGAACTGGACGTATACATGTTAGATAAACACAAAGATAGAATGAATAAATTGTTAAAAGAATATGAAGTTAAAAGGAGACTGAAAAGTGAAAATTAAATTAGATGGAAATGTATATCTCGAATCAGATGACCAACAGTTTTTACTCAAAGAATATACAGGTAAAACTTACACAAACAAAAAAGGTGAAGAGGTCGAAACATACAGAAACCTAGGTTACTACGGAACGATACAACAAGCGATTAAAGGCATCGTCAGAAAGAAATTACTAGAATCAGATGCTACAACACTACAAGAGATTAAAAGCGATGTAAACAAGCTAGAAAAATACATCGAACAAAAAATAAACTTTTAAAGGAGATAAATAAAATGAATAACACAAGTTTAGTAGGAAGATTAACAGCAGATGTAGATTTAAGATACTCACAAAACGGAACAGCAGTAGGTATGTTGACGTTGGCGGTGCAAAGGTCATTTGAAAACAAGCAAACAGGAGAATATGATGCTGACTTTATCAGATGTAAGGCATTTGGCAAAACAGCAGAAACACTTGCCAGCTATGTTAAAAAAGGACAACAAGTAGCCATTAGCGGAAGAATTGAAACAGGAAGATACGAAAATCAACAAGGACAAACAGTATATACGACAGATGTAATCGTAGAGGGCTTTACTTTTGTTGGAGGACAAGGTAATCAAGGGCAACAAAAAAACGTACAACAAAACCAACAACAAGCACCACAACAAAATCCGTTGCAACAAGCAGGACAGCAGATTGATGTGACAGATTCGGATTTACCATTTTAAGGAGAGATAACATGAGGTTTGTAGGAATTGACTTATCAACAAAGACTGGACTTGTCATTTTAGACAAGTCTGGTCAAGTGGCACACGAAGAAGAAATAACAAGCAATAAAACTGATCCATTAAGAATGATTGAAATTGTATCCAAGGTAACAAAACATCTAAACAAAGAAGATGTAATAGCAATCGAAGGTTTTTCTTATGGGAGCAGAGGTCGAGGGATTAGCTTTCAGTTCGGTCTAGGTCACGCGTTAAGAATAGCTTTATACAGACAAGGTTACGATTATTTAATAGTAACCCCTGGCCAAGTCAAGAAATACGCCACAGGCAAAGGAAATAGTTCCAAAGACAATATGATACTACCAATCTATAAGAAGTGGGGCTTTGAACACGACAGCGATAATGTCCGAGATGCTTATGTATTGGCAAAGATTGCATTTGATTTAAAAACGGATAAAGAAATCGAATTAAAAAAATATGAATCTGAAATACTTAGAGACTTACAAAAAAACGAGGTGATTAAGTGAATTACGAGGACTTTCTCAAGAAGAAACAATTCGAGCAAGTTATATCAGGTTTCGACGTTAAAAGAGAAGAATTACACGAAACATTGTTTGACTTTCAAAAAGACATTGTGAAGTGGGCATTAAAAAAAGGAAAGGCAGCAATATTTGCTGGTACAGGATTGGGAAAAACACTGATGCAATTAGAGTGGGCAAGACAAGTTTACAATCAAACAGGTCACAACGTGTTAATACTTGCCCCCTTAGCTGTCGCATCGCAAACGGTAAGAGAGGCAAGCAAGATTGACTTATCGGTTAACCACATTCGCCAAAATGAAATAACCGATGGTGTAAATATAACAAACTACGAGCAATTACACAATATAGACACAAGTAAGTTTGGGGCGATTGTACTTGACGAATCATCCATACTTAAAAACTTTACAGGTAGAGTGAGAACACAAATTATAGATGAATTTAAGGACACACCTTATAAATTAGCGTGTACTGCAACACCTGCACCAAACGATCACATGGAATTAGGAAATCATAGCGACTTTTTAGGAATAATGAACGGATATGAAATGCTATCAATGTTCTTTATTAATGATTTTAAAGAAAAACAATGGCGATTAAAAGGGCAT